GTCAGACGTGGCGCTTCGGATACTCTGCATAGCGGATTCCAGCCGCGCCATTTCTTCGGGAATACTTTTCAGGGATTGTCTTTTCGCACTGTATTCTTTGAGCTTTTCAATGGCCTCATACTTCCAGTTCATTCCGTTCCTCCTTGCATATCTTATTAAATTCCTGTATAGATATACACAATACACACAAGGTATAAGATTATATTTAATATATACTATACAGGGATAAAGCTATAATATTAAATCCCTTCTCCTGTTTTTCGTTTTCGCCCTCCTTTCGGTGCAATCCTTCCCAGGCTGGCAAGGCCGCTTTTCCCCATGGACGAATATGTAATTGCAGCACCGGCTGCCTTCGTAGTATCCGAAGAAATACCAGCACCCGACGCAGTACTTCCTGCTATCCTTGTACTCCATGTTGCCCCCTAGAGAACAGGCAGGCTCCCAATCCCGCCGAGCATCCCGGTTTCTTGGCATATCATAAGCAGTTTTGTCTGCGCCGTCATCCGAATTTCAGCCGGTGCCCGTTCCGTTGCCGTGTGCAAGACGGAAATACACTCAATCCCCTTTCCCTTGTCCACAGACAGCACATAGGACGTCGCAGATACCGCAGAAGCGAACCACTCCGGGACGTTGCCGTAGGCGTATTTTGCAAACATCCTCCGGAGAATCTTTTCCGGGTCAGATTCCTCCTGCTCGATTGTGGTTATCTCCCATTCCCCGGACTTGGCGACTTCTTTCACTGTTTCGGTCAATTTTTTTGCAAGCATCTCGCGTGCAGTCTTCATGAGCAACGCACCATCAAACTTGAAATCCTGTTCTGCCATTATCCATGTACCTCCAATTCCTTATTTTTTCTATCGCGGTATCTCCTTTTAGCGGCTCTCTGGGCGTGGGCTTTCTGGCACTCAAAACTGCAATAGATTTTCTGTTTGATTTTGCCCTGCGTAAATTCCTTCCCGCACTGTGGGCAGATTTTGGAAATGCCCTGCGGGGCTTCCACGTCCTCCACATCGGTCTGAATTGGCGGGTGGTATCCGTGCATTGCCATGTACTTGCCACAGCTCATCCCGGCCTTCTGGGCAGCTATGGAGCACAGGGTGAGATAGTCCGGTTTCTTGCTCATGATTCCCTCCGATTACAAATTCTTACAATATCGGCAATGTAATTTGCCTCATTCCAGGGAAGCAGAAGCTTCCCCATCAGAAGTTTGATAAAGCGTTTACGCGTCATGCGGTGCCTCCTTCCAGCCTGTCCAGGTCTCCGGACAGGTATAAGCACATCGCCTCGATGACGATGAAGTTGCACAGCATATCCAAATTGGCAAAGTCAACGTCGTTCGGCTTGTCCTTGCGCTGTCCGGCTGTCTTCTGCATCATCATTTTCCGCAGTGTCTCGCAGTGCTCTTTCAGCCCCGGAATATCGGGCTTTTTCATGCGTGGATTTCCTCCCTTTTTTCTTTTCTGCAATCCGTTTTTTCTCCGCTTCTTTCAGGGCGTTAAACACCATGATGTAAATATCCATTGTGTAGTCAGTGTCCACCGGAATCAGCGGGGCGATAAAGTGCCAGCAGTCCATGTAAGTGAGTTTATCACTCATTGCTTCTGTTCCTCCCGTGGCAGTTTGATTTCTGCCCCATCGTGCAGATCGTGGCTATCCAGTGCATAGGTCACCATCGTCAGCCCGCTGCGTGTTTCCACCACGCCGTTCAGGAAACCGCAGACCATACCGTCGGGAATATCAAGTGTGATTTTCATTATAAAAATCCTCCTTCCTCGGCATCTCTTTCAGCCAGCGTCTAACGGCAAAGAGCCGAATGCGTAACGGCTGATTCTTCGCCCACCGCTCAATAGCGGCGGCGTAAGCAATCCTAGCGTTAAGGCGCTGACGGTGTTCTTGCCTTTCACTCATTCTGATTTGCCCCCCTTTTCGCCCCGCTGATAGGCTATAATGCGTTTGATCTCGTCGTAGCTTTCATCTGTTGTTATAAAATCCTGTAATACAGCATCAGGGCTGGTAAACGCAAAATAAATCTGCGTCCCGTTCTCCGTTGGCCATATATCCTCCACCCAGTCCAGATTAACCAGCCGGGGCTTGCCCTGCAGATGCACCTCGATAAAATCAGCCATTCTCTTCGCCTCCTTCCTTCGGCGGTTCGGGAAGCGGCATCCAGTATTTATTCATTTTCTGCTCCTTGCATTTTTGCACCGCAATGGCAATATGGGTATCTCCGGCAGGCCTCGCCGTATTCTCCGGCTTCCAGCAGGTAGTGCAAATCGATATTGTCTACCTTGCGCCCACACTCCGAGCATTCCAGGCAGAGGGTCATTTCATCTGCAAGCCGGATATTCCAGTTCCCATGCCGCACCGGCTCCACGTCGGCGGCGGGAAGATCGCGGAGAATCTGTAGAAATCTTGGTGAGACGTTAAACAGCTCAGGGTTTTGCAATTCCGTCAGTGCCGCCTCCCGGCTGATGTAATCACTCATTTCAATTCCTCCAAACTGATCTGCCCATCAATGGGCGTATTGTCGGCCTCTTCCCGCTTCCGTTCCGGGACGACTTCTCTCACAATGGGATTGCGGCTTATTGCCCGATTGAATGCCCCACAAGCCATCCATCGTCCCGCCCAGTCCGTCGCTTCACTATGGGTAAGCCCGTATACTTTGCATTTGCAAAGCACTTTATCGTGATACTTGCCCTTTATGAAGTTGCTACACTCCCGGCACGTATGCCCATCCAAAACGCCAAAAAAACGGTGCATCAGAGCAAGTTTACGTAAGGCCATTACTGTTCCTCCACATAGCACCAACTCTGGGGCGGGCGTTTGATCTCAACAGGCGCATATCCAAATTTCGTTTTCCGTAGCCCCATAAATTCGCTCAGCGGTTTCGGGGCATCATAGATTTTCAAGTTTGAAATGTGCCAGAAATGCCCGTCTTTGCCGTCCAGATATGTGTCTATCTGGTACATATTTAAGCAGCTTCCGGCAAAAGCACTTTCCGGCATTTTCAGATACCCACCACCCCAAATGACTCCGATTTTGTCACACACAAACTCTCCGACAACCAATCTCCCGCCGCTAATGTTGCAAAAAATTCCGTTACTAACTTCATAACTCAAGTTTCCGGCAGTGCAATAAATGTAAACCTTAAACGGCGTTTCCAGCTTCGGCTCTGTTTTTCTCAATTCCAGTGTCTTTTCACCGTCGGCAATCTTCTCCACCCACTCCGGGCGGATGCTGATAAGTACCGCCTTACTCATGCTCAGCCCTCCGGTTCCACATATCGGCGGCCTTTTTACGATCGTCTTTGGCAAACGCAATTCCCCCATTCGATTTCAAGTCCGCCGTTACGATGAAATCTCTCATAGGCAGTTCAATCATGCAGTTAGTACACTTGATGCCAAATTGCCATCCATGCGTTGTGCAACGTTCGTAATTACTGTAGATGATATACGCTGCCTCACCACCGCAAAACGGGCAGGGCTTCAATTTGATTTCGTCCATTTTTCAGCCCTCCTGTTCCAGACTTCCGTCAAACGCCGTAGCGC